AAATGTTGATGCTGCAAATATCACAATAACTTTTCCTCAAATACAAAAAGCAACAGATAAAGGAGATTTACTTGGATCATCTGTTTCATTAAAAATTGCTGTTCAATATAACTCTGGTGGTTTTACCGATATTATTTCTGACACAATTACAGGAAGAACGGCTGATGCGTACCAAAGAGATTACAGAGTAAATCTTACAGGTGCTTTTCCTGTTGATATAAGAGTTACCAGAGTTACTGCTGATAGTTCAGATTCAAGTTTACAAGACGCATTTCAATGGACAAGTTTTGCTGAAATAATTGATGATGCTAATACTTATGCCAATAGTGCTTATGCTTCTGTTCGATTGGATTCTATGCAGTTTCAATCAATACCTAGTAGGAAATATCGTATCAGAGGAATTAAGATAAGGATTCCTGGTGCTGGTGCAAATAGTTCTGGTACTCCAAGCGTGGACAGTGCAACAGGCAGGATAGTGTACCCAGACGGATATATTTTCAACGGAGTTATGGGTGCTGCTCAATGGTGCTCATGCCCTGCGATGGTGTTACTTGATCTTCTTACGGATACTAGATATGGATTCGGTAATCATATAACTGACAGTTCTCTTGATCTTTTTTCTTTTGTTACTGCAAGTAAGTTTGCTAATACTCTTGTTGATGATGGATTTGGAGGACAGGAAGCTAGATTTAGTTGTAACGTAAATATTCAATCATCAAGTGAAGCATTTGATTTAATAAATGAATTAGCAGGTGTAATGAGGTGTATGCCGATATGGTCTGCTGGTAGTATTCAACTTGCACAAGATAGTCCAAAAGATGCAAGCTATTTATTTAATTTAGCTAATGTCACTTCAGAAGGATTTAGTTACTCAGGAAGTGGATTGAAAACAAGAAATACTGTAATTTCTGTTTCTTATTTCAACATGGATAGTAGAGAGATAGATTATGAAGTTTATGAAGATACCGCCTCGATAGCCAAGCTAGGAGTAATTATTAAGCAGGTAAAAGGATTTGCGTGTACATCCAGAGGTCAGGCGAGAAGATTAGCAAAAGCTATTTTATTTGCTGAACAAAATGAAAGTGAAATTGTTACTTTTGGAACCTCTATAGATTCTGGTGTTGTTGTAAGACCTGGTGCTGTTATTGATATCGCTGATCCTGTACGTTCTGGTCTTAGAAGAGGTGGAAGAGTAAGTTCTGCGACAACAACTCAAATAACTGTAGATGATTCTGCTGCAACCGATTTACCAACAACAAATAATCCAACATTGAGTGTCATATTGCCTGATGGAACTGTTGAAAGTAAGTCAGTATCAAGTGTCTCAGGTGCAGTTATAACAGTATCTTCTGCTTTCTCTCAA